AAGGCTGCCATGAAGGCAAAGAAGGCCGCCAAGAAGGCTGCCATGAAGGGAGCCAGCAAGGCCTCTAAGGTAGCCGCCAAGAAGGCCGCCAAGAAGGCTGCTGCCAAGAAGGCTGCTGCCAAGAAGGCCGCCAAGAAGGCAAAGATGGCAGCCAAGAAGTACTACAAGCATGTCGCTAAGCATGCCGCCAAGAAGGCTGGCAAGAGTTCCGCCAAGAAGGCCTCCAAGAAGGCTGACAAGAGTTCCGCCAAGAAGTAGGGAAATTTGCTTTTTTAATTAACAAATTTTTCAATAGTTTAATAAATTTTAATAAAAAATAATTTAAAATATAATTTATAATTCATTGTTTACGACAATATTCTTTTTCTTTAATGAAACCAATACATCTTCTTCATGTTCGATGTAAAATTTTACAATTTCTTCTATTTCAGAAGATTCGTAAAAATCACACCTTAATCCGGCATATTTCTGAACAATATTAAAATCAACATTTTCCCCTGTCATAAGTTTTGCACTTTTAATTTTTGGTGCAGTGAATCCAACCTTTATTTGTTCATTTGCACTATAGGGTGGAAATACAAATGGAGAATCATCTCCCATCTTATAAATAACAGTGTATTTTTTAGAAGGTACTCTCTTCTCTATATTACTGTGACCACGGTATGTAATCTTTAAATACCATGGAGACTCCTGCATTCCAAAAAGTCTGAATACTTGATTTTTATTCAATTGGATAAATCCTAAATGATTTTTGATGTCAAGTAGTGGCTTTAAACCATTTAATTCTCTTTTCCTGCATGTAATAAATTCACCTTTTTCAGAAATTTCCATACATTCTTCAATTGAAATCCTCTCTGATGTTAAAGGAGATGAATTTACAGTACATATCTCAGGATTAATTTTAAGTATCTTGTCAAGTTTTCTTGTTACTATAAAAGGAAGCCTGTTCCTTGTGTTCCACATATAATCGGATCGGAGTTTGACATATTTTACAATACAATTAGAGAAACATTTCTTGACCTTTACATAGACATAATCTTTTTTATATAATATTAAAGCTATACTTAGAGTAGAACCGATAACAGTGAGACCATATGAATCCATCTCAAATATAGATTTATTCATGATTTATAATATTAGTATAACATATATATATTTATACATATATTACGCATGGATTCTGACATAAAATATCTCGAGGACAATATAGATAATTCAACAAATCAGATTTCAGGTCCATGGAGAATGTCCAAATGGGTAAAGGAAAATGAGCCTACTTCTTATGTTTTTTCCGAAGAGCATGGAAATGAAGGAACATGTTCATCTGGTAAAGAAATAACAAAATTAATCAGAGATGTTTTAGATAATACAGATAACGTTCATGTATTTATAGAACATTTTATACATGCAGATGAAATATTCAATACGGATCAAAGTCTAGAACAGGCATGTTCTATTGTTTCCGATAATACTATCTTAAATAATCTAAGAACTTGTTTGGAGGTTATGAGAATTAAAAGATCAGAAAGAAAGGACAATATACACTTTGTAGACCCAAGAACAGATTTGATTGCAATATTACCAGGAGGTAATGTTTATAAATCTATACAGTTTTACACACAGAGTCTTCTTGAAAAGGATGACAAGGAAGCAGTACTTGTTACATTATTTGAAGCATACATACACCCACTGAATAGTTTATTACCCGATCAACTTGTACCTTCTGGTAGATTTTCAGGATCTATAGAAAAAGCGAAAAATATGATGACAAGTGACCAAAAAAATTTTTTTACTATGGTATGGAAAAAGGATGTAATTGGGAGGATTTTAGAACTTACTACAGAATTTAAAAGAATGCAAAAAACTTTAGATGTTTCTACTGAAACATTGCAAAATTTATATATTTTATACAGAGACATGACAAATAAATTTTTAGACACATGGTTACTTGCTCATATTTTCCTCGCTCAAAATAAGAATATGTCAGCATCAGTTGTTTATCTTGGTAGTCTTCACTCTTTACATTTTGAAAAATATTTGGAATCTTATGGGTATAAAAAAGATTACCTAGTTGAAAATAAAAATCTAGTTTCATGTATTTCTACAAAAAAATAAATAAACAAGTCAAGCAATTGGTATAATCTGAATGAAATAATGTTTTCATTTGTATATAGAGAACTAATTATGTCCGACGCCCAGACAACCATCATCCTTTCCGCTTTTGCTGTAGTACTAATCCTGTATGTTATCAAGCAGGAACGCAAGTCTGGTGTTTTTGCTCTCGGACAGAAAAAGCCCAGAGCAATCCTAGGGTCGCAAAAAAACAAGAACCGCCCTAGAGCTGAACCCAAGGGATGTGAAAATGTTTCCATCGACTCTCCCGATTTCCAGAGATGTGCTCAGAACCTAGGTATTGGAAGAACTGTTATCCCAGTAGACCCCACCAAGAGACCTGCCAGATTTGACGACTTCACAAAGGAAGACTTCCTAGGAAACCCACTCGCAAGAGATCTTAAGGATGGATTCGCAAAGGAAGACTTCCTTGGAGGAATATCTATCAAGGACTCTGGATTAGAAAAGAGCTTCCTTGGAGGAGTCTCTATCAAGGACTCCGGATTAGAAAAGAGCTTCCTTGGTGGAGCTAAAATCAAGGACACTGTACTAGAAGAGAAATTTCTAGGAGCTTCTACTCTTGCTGACGCCCAGTCTGGAATCAGCAGAGACGGTGTTAAAGCTCTTCGTTTCAAGGCTAAGACTGATGAAAACAAGGTAGACGGTCTATTAGGAATGGAAGGAAGAGAAAAACAGGCACAGGACCAGCGAACTTCTGACAAATCTATTACTTTCAAAATCGGAGACAGATACACAACACCAGGAGGTAGCCTAAATCTTCTTGAAAAGAGACCCAAGAGAGAAATTGGTGACCTTGAAGCACCCCCAACAGGTGCATTCCGAAGTTCTCTAGCCAATGTAGGTAGCGGTAACCTAGGTCTCCTTGGAATGACAGAAGAAGCCCTCAGAGCCGCAACAAACAGACTTGATGACACAAGAATTGTACAGAGAACCACCGGTGGTCAGTTGAATTTACTCCGTTAATTAACATTCACATATGTATACTGATTTGTTATTTTATTCAATTATATAAACCATTTATTTTAATAATATAAATATAGACAATGAATCACATTAAATATAGAGAACGCACAGAACAAGATAATATAAATTCAATTAAAAATATAAAAATTAATCCAGAAAGAAAGGATAAAACTATTATTATACCGGAAAAACCTAAAGAATCAATAATATATTGGTCTAGGAAGCTAGATAAAGAAACAAACGGTAATAATGATAAATTAATAGAAGAATGTTTGAAATGGCCAACTAGTACTAATTTGTTATGTTACAACTGCTGTAACCCATTCGAAGGTGTACCAGTTCCCATTCCAACTCTATACGATGATAAAAGGAATATATATTTCTGTCATGGTAATTTTTGCTCTTGGCAATGCTCAAAGGCATATAACATAAACGAAATGCCAAAGGCTGGACAAGGTAATAGAAACATGAATATTGCATTACTTGCAAAGCAAATGTGGTCTAATTACAGGGATAAAGATCCCAAAGACAAAAAAATATACAGTATGCCAATTATACCTGCACCTAGACGATCGGAATTGAAAAGTTTCGGGGGAAATAAAACTATAGAAGAATATAGGAAAGGTTTCTTTGGAATTATACCACCAGAAGAAGCATACGAATCTAAGCCTTTTATTAATATAAAGGATAGACTTGCATTGCCATTTGTAGATAGAAATTCTTCTACAGAAATAATCTCTAATTCAAAAACAAGTGTCGTAAATGACAATAGTTCATTTTCGTTTACAAAGAAAATAGAGACTTCAGTAGTTCATAAACATGCTAATGATTTTTGCGAAAGACTTAATAAAGCAAAGAATGAAAAAGTTATTATTAAGAGACAGAGAAAAGATGAATCTAAGAATACATTACTTTCTTCTATGGGTGTTGTTGTTAAACGTAAGAAATGATTCTTTTTTTGTTTATTAAATATATACATAAAATGGATGGGAGCATCGGACAAGGTGTTGGCGTTGCTCTTATTTCTGGAAGTGGTCTATTCGCAGGAGACAGAGTCGTACTTACATCTGGAGCAAGATCATGGAGAATAAGGATACCATCTTCACAAGAATCAGAGTCTAACACTCTTCTTATCGAATATAAATCTGGAGCCAGATGGTTTTTAGGTACATCGTATGATCTTGATAATTGAAACTTGATTCCTGAATTATATTTTTGATTATATTATATAGATATAAAACACGCATTTAATAATACCATGAAAAGAGCTAGAATAAGGAGTAATAATGATACAGTTTTTACACAAAAAACATTATCAAGTGTTACTAATTATGAACGGGATTTCTTCTGGGGATGGTGCAGGGAAAGGTATATAGACGACGTATATATTGTCAATGCAATATTGATATGGATAAGAAGTAAAAATAAATTATCGGTTTCTTTTTTATTAAGAGATTTTAATAAAGAATTATATATGAAATTATGCATTCATTTAAGTCTAAAATGGAATGGCTATGATGAGATTCATAAATGTGATTTCTTACATGACCTTAAATGTACTCATACGGGAATTACACCAAAGGAACACTGTGAAATGGAATTTGAAATACTCAATATTCTTGAATGGGACATCTAAAACAAAAAAATAATAAAAAACAATAAAATAAACTTTTTTTACATTATACAAAATGACCATAATTGTTTCAAAAAGAGTTAAAATACCAAAAACTAATATTTCAATTGAAACAATTAAAAAACAATTAATCATTGAAGGTAAACAAAATGATATATTCTGTAACAGAGAACCAATGATATTGTACAAAGAGCTGCAAGATTCTTATATTATACCGGCAATCTTTGGAATGAAATACATCAAAGAAAACAATTTGGAATATAAAGACTTAAGGTCTAACGGAGAATCTATAGATGTTTCATTTAATGGAAGCCTTCGTGAAAATCAAATTTCAGTTGTAAACGAAACCATTGACTATCTTAAGAGTGACTATGGTACAATATTAAATATACCATGTGGATTTGGAAAAACCGTATGTGCCAATAAGATTTCATGTGAAATTGGATTAAAAACAATCATATTGGTTCATAATTCAATATTACTCAATCAATGGGTTGATCGCATTTCACAATTTGTTAATGGTTCAAAAATTGGAATCATACAGCAAAATAAATTTGAAATAGAAGACAAGACTCATGTTATAGCAAGTATGCAAACATTGTGTTCTAGACATGATCAATATGACAAGAATATATTCAATTCATTTGGGTTATGTATAATAGATGAAACTCACGTAGCGGCAGCTCAAACTTT